GGAATAGTCTAATATTTTCAAACCGTCCATAAGTTTCATAGTTTTATAGTCTCTTTTAGTTTTTCTTTCTTCTCTTATTTTTTTGAAGGCTGTTTCTCCTGCCTTTTTTGTTTTGAAGGTTTTTAATTCTTTTTTACCATCTTTAAATTCAATATGAATATGTATTCCCTCCGGGTGTTCTTCTTTTTTTTCTATTGAAACTACTTTCCCACCTTTTTTTTTAATTATTTTTTTGATCTTTTTCTTTGGTTCTTCTTTTGGGACTGCTTTTTTATTTTCTTTTTTTTGTGAAGGTTGAATATGGTTAAACCTATCTGAATGTTTTACCATTAATTTAACAACCTCCGCTTTTTTCATTTTTGAATAGCCTTTAACGTTAGTTTTGGAGATCTCCTTTTTAAGAATTGCGACTGGGTGACTTTCTAATCTGCTTTTCAAATCCATTTATAAATTAATTATATATATATTATTTTTTTATTTTTTTAAACAAGTCATTATCCGGCTTACCTTCTGCGACCTGTTTCGGGTTTTTCATTACGAATCCATAAACCCGAGCCATACCCCATTGCTCTCCGCTCATTTTCCCGGCGAGTGATTTCCCTCCCCTTTTCTTTCCATCTTTTAAACTTCTTACGCTTTCAGGATTAGTGATCCTTGCCCCTACTCCTCTATTAAAAACCTGTTGAAGAATTGATTTTGAAATTTTCGACTTTTTGGCTATATCTGCGATTGAGTGACTTTCATCTCTTTTAAACCCGTGAGTCTTGTTAAATTTCTGTTTATTAGTCAATACCATTTTATTATATATAGATATTTTATATATGGAAAAAAAAATTGAATTTGTAAAATTAAGCCCGGCAACCGCCAAAGGTAAAAAATGGAAAATGGAATTTTTTAATAAAGAAAAGAAAAGGGTTAAGACGTCACAATTCGGACAGGCGGGAGCCTCTGACTTTACAAAGCACGGCGACACCGCTCGACGTCTACGCTATGATAATCGCCATAAGGAACGTGAGGACTGGACGGCACCAACCACCAACGGAGCTTTATCAAAATATATCCTTTGGAATAAACCAACGATAGAAAGCTCTTTCTCAGATTTTAGGAAAAGATTCAAATTTAAAAAATTAACTTAGTCATTATATACGTTTTTTCACAGAAAATAAAAATCTTTGTATAAAGTATATAATGTTTGTATATTGTATAAAATTAGAAGACAAGGTATATTATGGAAGCACAAAAAACCAACTTAGTATTAGAAAAGCGTCACACAATAAGAAATTAAGGGACGGCATAAAAAAATGTAAACTTTATGAAACCGCCCGGGAGTTAGGAATTACACATTTAGATTTAGAATTAATATATCAGGGAGAAGATTTCCGAGAAATGGAACACGAATTTATCATTAACGATCCTGATTGTTTAAATATGTGTGGGGCTGTATATGACAGAAAAAGGGCTTTGAGATTACACAGAGAAGCTCAACAAAGATATTTATTGAATAAGAAAAATAAAAATGTTAGTAATTAATATAAAATGACTGAATGGACTGACTTTGTAAAGAAATACGCTAAGGCTAATAATATCACATACGGACAGGCTCTCAAAAGGGCGGCTCCTGAATATCGCAAAAAGAAAGGAACTAAGGGAGCGGTTAACGTGTCCCGGGTTAAGGAAGAAAAGAAAAAAGGTGAAATGGATACTAAGGACTTCACAACCAAAAAGGGAGATAAACTTAAAACAGGTAAACGCAAGGGCAAGGCTGCTTATTCAAAAGAAAATTAACAACAACAAATTTTAGAAAACTTATAAGCTCCATAAATTAATAACGTGGAACCCATTCCACAAAGAAAAGGGACTATGTTCGCTTCTATAAATGGTATCATCTTTATTTAATACAAGATTTAATTTTTCTTACTTCTTGTATTGATTTTATTTTCAATTTGTTCTTTCTCCTTTTTAATTTCCTGTTGGATCTTGTGTTCCTGCTTTTCATCAGTTCTCACCAATACTTCTTCTAAAACCTCGTAGACTCTGTCACCGTATAAATTAAGGAGGTGTTTTATTCTCCGGCATTTCTCGCAAACGTGGGTAGTTAAACAGGTTTCCCTTTCGCAAAGTTTACACTCAAACATCTATAAAAAATACTGAGATATTAATTTGATTTATTTTTGTTAATTATCCATTTTAACTTTAAAATGTAGATTTTTGAAAAGTGGTATTCATTCCAACACTTTCGTATATCGTTTATACCAAATTGGGGAAAAAACTACCACTCCATTATATTCAATTATTCAACATAATACTATTTTTTATTTATATAGTCGATACATAAATAACAATAATAGTTTTTTCTCTTACCATATATTAAAATGGAATATGAACCAGCCCTTAAATTAGTAGACAGGATCTTAAAATTCTTATCAAAAATTAAATGTAAGATGCTATGTTGTTGTAAATCTTCTTGCTCTGTGGAGCCTGAAAATACTTTGGAAATATAACTAAATTAATATCTTATTTATTAATATATGGATAATTTCGACGATCTCACCATTCTTCCAGTTAAGCCACCAGTCAATAGAAAATCTATAAAACATCACCCTAATTTGCCTGACGTCAACACCGGTGCTTGTGTGTTGGATATTGCCTCACCTAAACAGGGGAAATCTACCCGAATTTGTAACCTTCTACAAAATCCCGCCTTTTATCAAGGTTGTTTTGATGCTGTTTACATTTTCTCATCTACAATGACTAACGGTGATGATACTTGCCGTTTTTTATGTGAAGAATTTAAGGAAACTATTTATCCTGAATATGATGAGAACGTGTTAACACAAATTATTAATTTTCAAGATAGTATCCCAAAAGAGAACCGCCCTAACATAGCGATTATTTTTGATGATTTTATCGCCTTTCAAAATCTTAAAAAAAATTCATTGGCTTTCAGACTTGCTTCTTCCTACCGCCATCACAATATAAAATTACTTTACTATTCAACTCAGCTCTATAAGGCTGTCCCTAATATTGTCCGTCAGTCCATTAATTACGCTATTATTTCTCAAAATGCGAATAATCGAGAAGTAACAAAGATGGCGGAAGAATTAGGGGCGAGGTATGGAGATGAGAAAAAGTTTAAAGAATTACTTTATCAAGCCACGGGATCCACGCCATATTCATTTTTGTATTTGAAACTATATGACCGACCAGCGACAGCGTGGAAAAGTTTCTCTGAGATGCTCTACGAAGCTCCCTTAGTTCTTGCTAATGCCTCAGGGTTTCAAGGTGAGGAATTACCTTCCGGAAATGAAAATCAAAACGGTTGTGGTTGTGAAGACGATGAGTTCTAACAAGCATTTTTCAACATTTCAAAATAGAGCAAAAATAGAGATTTTAAGAATAAAAGTTGTTGAATTACTTTTATGAAAATTTTTTCTCAGTTAAAAGTATAAATGGATAATGAAGATTTACCCGTAATGAGGCAGAAAGCCAAGTCACAAGACGAAATATTAGAAGATTTAAAGGTCATAGAAGCTTCTGAAATTAAAAAACAAGAAGCCGTCACCGCTCCGCCTCCCGAGGATTTAAGTCAGGATCCTTTCATCAAACCTATTAAACCAAAGGGGAAGAAACCAATTACAGAAAAGCAGAGGGAACACCTCGCAAGGGCAAGAGAAAAAGCAACGGCAATGAAACAGGCTAAATTAAATAAAACTCAATCAAAGATAGTTGAGAAGGTAGCTGAACCAATTTCACCCCCGGAAGATATGGACGAAAAAGAATTTGAGAAATGGTTAAAAAATTATGATAAGTTCTCTGATATGATGGCTAAAATAAAACAAGCAGAGGAAGACAAAAGGGCAAAACAGGAAGCGAAGGAAAAAGTCATAGAGGATCGATTAAGAGCAAAAATTGAGGCTGAATACGCTGAAAAATTTTCTAATAATAATACAAACGCCCAAAATGTAAAAAACACTCGACAAGTTGTATTGCCTCCCACCCCTGACCCTTACTCATCTTATTTTGATGAGTATTAAAAATCTTCTTTAAAATGTATACTTTATTTTTAATTTCTTCCATTACATTATAAAATCTAATGGACGAAACTTACTCCTCAAATGTAGATAATCTTAACGAAAGACTTAGAGAATATAAACAGAGTCAAGTAGATAAAGCCTCAGATCTTAACGAGGCGGCAACAGAAAAATTTAATCAGAAACTCACTGAATATTCGGATAAATGGAAAGCAATCCAAGACGCCGGGCAAGATGAAATGGGGGCGTTAATGGGTATTAAAGGAGCTTACGCAGCGGGTAAAAAAGCCTATCAGGTTTACCAAAAATACAAGGGAAAAAATGCCCCAGGTGACGAAGACGACGAAGACGACGAAGAAGGCGGAGACGAAGGAGACCCCCAAGCCAAAGCCTTAGACGAGGGAAATCCATCAGCCCCGTTTTCAGAAGAAGATAAAGCCTTTCTTCAAGACCCTATGAAAGATATGAAAGCCGTTAGACAGTCAACCCAGGATAGAATGAATTCACGCTTAAAAGAGTTAGGGTTCGACGACGACGACACCTCCGCCGTTCAAAGTGGAACCCCAAGCGGTTCAGCTGCCGGGAATGAAGCTGACTTAGGAACCGGGACAAGTGACGCAGACCACGACGCTATAACAAGAGCATTTCAGGAGGCACCGAGGGAAGAATCAGCCTTCGGAGATTTAAGCAATATTCCCGAGGAAGGAACTTTAAGAAATTTAGAATTTCGAATTTCCGCACAAAAAGCAACACAACAGGGCGGGAATATAGGAAAGGGAGGAGCTGCCCGGGGGAAGACTAACGCAAGTGATACAGTCCAGGACGCTCAGACCGAAGATCAACCCTTAGGACAAACTGACGCCGGTCAACCTGCCTCAGGAGTAGGAACCGAAGGAGGAAACTCGGCACCCGCCCAGCAATCAGAAAGTAGCTATAACCCCGAAGGTTCTCAGGCTCAAAGGTCGACAACATTAGAACAAGCAAAACCAACAAAAACCTTAACACAAGACCCAAAATCAGCAAATACAGACCCTCTTAACGCTGAGGAAGATTTAGCACCCGAAGAGGAGGAAGGCGGAGGGTTTTTAGGTGATCTTTTAGGAAGCGAAGCCGTAACCGCCGGAATCCCTTTTGTGGGCGAGGCTGCCGCAGTAATCGGCGGATTTGTGGCTATTGGAGAGGGTATTTACCATCTTTTCCACCCACCAGCGAAAAAAATCCCACCTGCTCCCATTGCCGGTTCATTGGTTCCTCAGTCGGTTCAGGCTAAATATGCTACCGCTTTGCCTTCTTTTGATAGTAGCTCAGATAATCAGCCATCAGACGCCGTATTTTAAAAGATTAAGGGATTCTATTTTCTACATTATATTAAAATTAATGAATAATGTTTAATTTTAATAAATTTTTTTCTAAGTTAAGAATATAAAATGTTTAAATCCAACGCCTCCGGTGCTTATGTCCCTTCGATCTCCCAAGCTATCCGCCCTGACGTCGTCTCAGATGTCAAGCCGGAAGATCAAATCCGCCTCCTTATTCCCTCTTTCCTTGGTTTCGTAGATCCCCGGGAGACCTACTGTCGATTTAATTTAAAAATGACCGGTGTAGGTGCTTTAATTCCTGATAAGAACGCAGGAGGTCACGCCCTCTTCCGTAATCTTTTAATTAGAGACGGAGCCAACTCCGCCACCTTAGTTTCAGAGGAAGATTACAACGCCAGTGTTGCTATGTTAAACCCAATCACTCAACAGAGTTCAGTTTATAATAAACACAACCTCTTTGAGGGTGTAGTCGAAAACGTAAACGAGAACGGAGCTGACCCCTCTAATCTTTACTATGGAACTCCACCAAGTCTTAATGGTAGTGATGAAGACACCCTCGTAGGTTCTGCCGAAGCCTTAGAGGTTAAATTACAGATGCCCCTTAGAACTAAATTTATGGGCGGAAAAATAATTCCAGTAGGTCTTTTAGGAGGTCTCAGATTTCAGATTGACACCGAGAACCCTCTCCGTGCCTTACAGTATGTAGAAACAACCGGTCTTTGTGAATCAAGCAGAGCCGACGAATTCGGTATTGCTATTCCAGCAGCTCAGCTTGCCGGAGGCGGTGCCGGTGGTAGTGGTTTTCAGACAGGCGATCAGAAGCGTAACAACGGAGACTCTAAACAGGGTGCGTATTCAGTTAAATTAGAAGTTAACACAACAGATAATCAGACTAACAACCCTTTTGCCGTTGGTGATTTGCTTTTCGTCCAAAAGACCGCCGGGGCTCAGGCAGGAGAAGAGGAAGAACTCGGCTCCGTCGTCGGTTTCTTTATTGACGGAACAGACTTAGGAGTGTCCTATGTTCCACAGAGACCCGAAGCAGATGGTCTCACCAAAACTTTTGCCGCCGGTGACTCTCCTAAGGTATACGTCAAACCTTCAAGACGTTCACTCGCTCAGAGTGGAGTTTTAGTTCAGGGCGACGGTGCCGGAGGTGCCGGAACCGGTTCAGCCTCTTACCCTGCCCCAAGTTATACAATTAGCGATTTTGAGATGGTTTGCTTAAAGGTTGAACCACCTGAGAGCTACGTCTCCTCATTGACTAAAAGGGCGATGAGTGGCGAGGGCATCGCTATGGATTATGACACATACACATTATATAGACACAATCAGAGCAATAAGGTAGGTCTTACAACTGCTCTTATTCCCGCTCAGCAGTCCCGGGCGTTATCTTGCCTTTCTCAGCCTCTCGCTGTTAATGGTTTCAGAGATATTGCTTTGAGTTCTCTTGTTGGTGAACCTGACAACGCCCGAAACTATCAATTTGTTTTTGGAACTCATCTTATACCTAATAGAGTCGTTGAACTCGCCAGGTATTCCCAGCAGTTAGGAACCGGTGTTGGTAGAACTTTTAGAAGTGATGCCCTTCACCTTTCAGAATTACAGAAAGCGATCCTCAACATTAATGAGCCAGTCCGTAATCTCCATAAGATTCACGAACATTTCGCAATTGGTAGAGCTTTCACTCGCTACGGTCAGGTTTTTAACTTAAAGGATAATTCTTTGAGTCTTAGAGTCGACTATGAAAGCACCGCAAACCAGGACAAGATATTTAATAATTACATTTTCCATAAACGTAGATTAGTGATTAATAACGCCGGTGTATCGGTTTTAGTTTAAAATAAAAATATTAAAATAACTTTTAAATTTTTTTATATTAGTTAATAATATAAATGAATATAGCCCAAGTCGAAAAAGTTCAAATTTCCCCCAACAACCAGCCCTCAAACAATACTTATTCTTTTAAGGGCGGTAATCCAATTATTACAATTCAGATTGCCTCAGCTAATAAACTTTTGAAAGCGAGTTCCGTCCGCCTTAACGGTAAACTTAAAGTGTTACAGGCAGGATCCACAGCTACCCCAAATAACCAAAACGCTAAGGGAGCCGGTGCCGTTAATATCCAGTTAAACGATAAAGTTGGAGTTTCAGGAATGATTCAGAATATAGTCCTTAGTTCAGAACAGACCGGGCAGACTCTCGAATCAATTCGCCAATATGGGCGATTAGTTGCTTCCCTTGTTCCTTCTGTTAACTCTCAGGAAACCTTTATGAACGAACACGCCATCTCCGCCCTTGCTATGGGGGTAGACGCTCCAAGTTCTCTTTTAGTAAATAATCAGACCTCTTTCTCAATCCCAATCTACGCCGGTATGTTACAGAGTGGCGTCAGTATTCCCTTAGGAACTAACGGTGTCCGGGGTCTCAATATTCAGATTGAACTCTCCGCCGATCAGATGGCTTTAACAGGAGCTCAGGCGGGGGTCGGTTTAGGTGCTTCCTATGAAATTTCAGACGTAACTTTAACCGCTGATCTTTTAGTCCCTGACGCCGCCGGACAACAGGCTTTAAGCGTTGCCGGAACCGGTGCCTTTTCTTACAACTCATTTAATTCATTATATAGCGTTATTAATTCATCAGATTCAACTCAGCAGTATAACTTAGCAAATTCCAATGTCCTTTCAGTTATTCATAATTTCCTCCCAGTTCCCCACGCTAATAGCTACGCTAATGATAGTTTCGCAACTGATATGTTACAGAATAAGGACTCCGCAGCCAATACCTATTCTGAGAAAGTCGTCCTTGATAAAGTCTCTTTCACTCGTGGCGGTGTAAAACTTGCCTTAGATTATGAATTAGATAGTCAGACAGCATCAACCGAAGGACGTCCTGAAACCGGAGTCTTGGTTAACTTCCTTAACGCTTTCCGCCCATTATATAACTTATTTAGTATGACAAATAACAATCAGGGAATAGGCTATGGAGGCAATCAACTTGCCGTCTATTCACGGGAACCTCAGAGGCTCACCGCCGCAGATAAGGGAAAGCGTAATTTTGGGATCGGTATCGCCTGTGATAATGTGTCAAGGGTAGGAGTTTCATTTAGGGGACAAAATTATGCTACCCGAATTCAGTCATCACTTAACACTCAGAACGCCGTCAATACTAACGCCGTAGGTGTTTCACCTAACGCCATATATACTTATGTATTAGCCCGTAACACTCTCCAATATTCACCCCAAGGAATTATGGTTGTAAATTAAATCTTTACTTGTTTTTTAGTTTAAAAAAATAATAAAATAAATATTATTTTTTTTTATATTAGTTAATAATATAAATGAATAGCACAACATCAACTCAACTTCCCGACGCTTTCAAAATAGCTCCCTCTAAATCGGTTCAAAGTTTAGAAATAAGGACGGAACAATTAGACCCGATCACCGCCACCAATTCAGAGGTAGTCTTTCAACTCCCTATGAATGGTATTTTAGACGGTGGCTCTTTCGTTCAGTTAGCAGTCGAAGCGGACGCCGCCGCATTCTTTCCCATTGCTACCGGTATCCATTCTTTAATCGATTCCTGCGAACTTCAAATAGGAACAAAAGTGATTATGACTACTCAAAAATACGCCCACAGACAGACCGCAATCCGTCAGCTCGATTCTCCCGAACACCGAGCGTATGTTGATATGGTTAAGAGTGGAGCCTGTGGAGATAGATGGGCTGAGACTTCCGCCGGTAAAATCGCTTATCAGGATTTAGTTTATAACGCCGCTTTAACTACTGCCTCCGTTCCTGCCTTTATTAAGCCCACCGCCGTAGCCTCAACCACTCCCGTTTTTGCTGTCCCACTTTCTTCCCTTTTCCCTGCTATGATTCTCCGTCAGCTTCCCCTCTTCGCAATGAAAGAACAGGTCTATATTAGAATTAGATTTAACCAGCAACCAAACGGCACCAGTGGGAAGATTTGCTGTTTCCCTGATGCTTTCGCCGGTAACACTTCCGCCGTTCCATCTCTTACCAACATTAAATTTATGTCAGATCATCTTTTTTATAATGATGACACAATGGCTCAAATGGCGGCACAAATAAATAGCAGTTCAGGAATGGTCGAACTTTATGAAGATTTAATCCTCACAGAAGTTCAAGCCCCAGCCGTTACCAACCCAGGAGGCGGGGTTGTTGTAGAACAGAGAGTAGAGAATGAAATCGCCGTAAGTGGTCGTGTTGTCCGCTCTCTTCTTATTGCCGACCAAAAGACAACTGTCAGTCAAAATCCCGCCGTCGCTTGGTGTGGTGATTATGTCTCAGTAGAAGGAAGAGTCCCCGACCAGCTCAATTTCCGTGTTAATGATTCAAGAGTCTTTGACCGTAACCTTCAAGAAGCCCCTCAGAAATATAATGAGTTACGCTACGCAATGGGTCGCCCTCTTCGTGTCCCTTCTACCCTTTACTCATTTGACCCTGACACCGACAAGACAGACCCAACAAGAGCAGTTAATCAGAGTGTAATTTCTGAAAATGTAGCCTTAGAAGGTCACGCCAATATTGAAAACGCTCGGTCTACTCAGCATTATACCGGTTTAGATCTTTCAACAACAGGCGTGAATATGCTCGGAGCCGGAACTCAGATTGGCGTCAAACCTATTCAGATTACTAAGACCTATAACCGTGTTACTGGGGATAATCAGGCAAGAACTATGAGAGTATGGGCTCAGGTTGAACGCACTATGAGAATTCAGAATGGAACTATCGAAGTTTCAGCCTAATTCAATTAATTTTTTAAGTGGTAGTTTTTTCCCCAATTTGGTATAAACGATATACGAAAGTGTTGGAATGAATACCACCTCTTTTTCAAGATTTATTCTTTATAATAAAATATTAACTTATTATAAAGAATGTCCGAATATATACAAAATATAATTGTGGAGTGTAACCGAACCCGGAGCAAAGTCAATGTGGCTGCGATTCCCGAAAATGAGGATAAATTTAAGAATAGATGGACTAATAACGTATCAACTACCGGGATCGCTGTCGATGTAGGAGACACTATTCAATTAGAATGTGGAGCGATCAACTCCAAGGGAGCAAATGAAAGTGTAATAGAATTTATAGGAGTAAATGAAAACGGAATTTTAGACAATAAAGCAGAATTAGAATTGGGTTTCTATGTTAATCATTGCGGGAGAAATACCGCTCATTTACCTTTACAGAATCAAAGGGCGGAACCTTCAAGTAGACAAGCTACCGACTATCAAGACTTCTCCAAAGTGTTACAAAGAGATATTGGGGGATTTCCTCGGGGTATACCTAATCCGGAAACATCAACCGATTATCAGAAACAGTCACCCTTTATTGACATTATCACTTCATACAAAATAACGGGAGAGGGAAACTATTATGAGGCGGGAAAATATTATTTAGCAGAATCATACGGAACTCCTCCCCCTGCCGGTAATCAGGGCTTTTCAACTGGGGATAATATTATTATTCAAGTAATTTCGGTAAAGTCTGCCGCCGGTGGCGAAACTGGAATTATAGATGAATACAAATTTATTAATGAAGGTGTCAATATCGGTTCTTTTGATAATACGGGACAACAACAAAACCTATTCACCGGTGTTCCCGCAACGTATACATTTACCAAAGAAGTAGATAGAGCCGGAAACATACTTCACGACCCGAGAGTTACCCCAGGGGCTCCACCCGTAGCATTAGCCCAAGCAGAGTTAGAAATTAAAGGAGCTATCTCAGATAATTACTATATGAAAGATTTCGTCCCTCCGGATAATACAAGATATTATTTTTTAGATCCTGACTACACCGGAATTGATTTTGTTAATTGGTCGGATAGTTCAGATATTAAGTTTTTAGATTCAAAAGTAAAATTAAGAAAAAGTAAAGTTTTATTAGAAGTTCCAGAGGGTTATAATACCCCTGATAATGTCGGGAAATTGTTAACGGATATCTTACACGAACCCACACAGGTAGAGAAAACAACTCCTCTCCCTTTTGCTTCTTTTGAAACTTACAAGGCAAACGCTCACGATTATAACAACTACGGAGGAGTTACTAAAAATTTACCCAATATAGTATCTACCCCAACATATCAACCTTGCCCCGCAAATGGTAACCCTAACGCAAATAAACAAAATGAAAATCCTCAGACATCTTACGAAACTTATAGACCCGATCCTTCAATCGCCCCGCCTCCAAGTCCCGACCCACCGGCAGACCTTCAAGAAGCAATGACCCGCCGTTCTTATTATTCAAGTATAGCCTACGCAGACCCGGAACGGTTCGAAGGTTTACAAATATTTAGAAATTTTAATTATAAGACAGATAATAACAACGCTGACAACGACATTAATAGCGGAATTAATCAAGTCCAAGTCTCAACCCCATTCGGGAATCAAATAGTCGGGCAATTAGGGAACCGGGTTTGTTGTTTAAATAATTTACCGGCAGACGATCAATTAACCAACTCCTATGCTGTTTTTCAACGGGGTAAATTAATTTTAACAAATATGTATTATACCCAAGATAATATAACGGAATTAGCCCTCGGGTTCAGAAAAAATGAAAAATATTTAAATGGATTTCAGAATCAGGCGAATTTCGGTAGTGCTGATTATCAACAATACTCAGGTGTTAATTTAGATTTTGGAATGTATGACGATGAGACGAGCTATTCAGGTAATAATAATTTTTTTGGTAGTCGTGCGGACTACGACAAAAACACCGGGAATTGGCTTATAGGGACTGAGACATTCGCCCCAAATGTAGGAATTCCCTCCACCCCTGCCCCTTGTTTTGATATTCAAAGAGACGGAAGCAAAAACACAGGAAAACAACTTGGAGGATTATGGGTTCAGAGTTACTGGCGTGAAGATTTCTTAATCCAAAATGTAGGAACAGACGCTCCAACTAAACCAATAGACGGAATAGATTATAATCAACTATTAGAGGAGTTATCAGACGGAGAAAATTATGATGGAAATTTCAATCTTCCTGATTCTACTAACCCTTCATCAGGAGCTCCGATGTTTAGAAATAACTCGGGGACTTATAGCTATGAAACAATGATAGGTTGGGCGAGGGAAAATAATATAGCCGCTATTCCTGTTTACAATTTAGCAGAAGGAAACATCTTTAATAACGGTAGACCTTATATAGCTTTTGTATCTGCCGTCAACGTAGACAGCCCCCGGACTGTTTTCGGAGCTGATTATGACTACACCTTAGGAGTTCCTGAACGTGCTATTTGGGATTTTAACAAATCAATTAATAATCAATCTTGGTTTCTTTCAAAATTTAATTTACAGTATGGCTTCCAAATGGGATTTGATAATTCATTCACAAGAAATAAAGCTGTTATCTTTTCCAATTTACAACAGACGAGGGAATTAGATCCCGGGGTAGCTTTGAACTACGCCCAAGTTGGTATGATAGGAGCAGTAAATCCGGAAGTAAGATTTGACCCTGTGGCGTCTCGCTTTGAAATATCCGGACTTAATTCAGGTATGACAATAGGAAACGGAAACCTCCAACAACCAACGGGAGAATTGGAAGCAACAGACGACCCCGAACAGCTATGTTATAATGTAGGAACAATAGGAAATATTCAGCCCTATTTCGATCCTGCGAAATATGACGGATCATCTCCATACGCTAAATATAATAAAGACGGTTATTTTCCGTGTTTGGATATGAGACAAAAATCAAGTTCTATTATTCAGTCTCAATCCGGAGTAAGTATTTTAAATATAAATTTATACTTCCCGAATACTGAAACCGATGACGACGCCATCGATTTAGACACCCCCGAATTAGCCGCCGAATATTATCAAGATTGTTTATTCGATAAGTTAGGTTTTACAGTTACTCAACTTCTCCCCGCTCTCGGTTCGACTCAATCATTCTTTACGAATAATTTAGAGTTTAGGGGAACCGCTGGAACTTACGCCGAAGCTTATCAAAATTCAAAGCCTATGACTACGGGTCAGTATGTTTCCTCAGCAGAGATTCAGGCGAGTTCAGTCAATTCAGTTGATATGCCTAATTATGATTTAGGAATTAACTTTTTTAGATCTGCCCGTCCTGATGTAACCCCGGCAACTATTACAGCATTTAAAATTCCCGATAAATTGAATTATCCTTATTTATGTATTTATTCGGATATAGCAACAGCCGGAGCGGATACGACTTATTACGGCGGAGTAGATTCCCACTCAAAAATTCCTTGTATGGCGTTTATGACTCGTAACTATAATAACGGAGATTATTTCTACGCCTTAGAGTCAACCTTTAACTATACAGCTACTAAACCTTTCGTAATAACAGATATAACAACAGATATAAGACTTCCTGACGGTAAACGCCCGGTATTAGATCCTAACTCAGCCGTTATATATAAGATACAAAAAACCTCAGCCTTGCCGAGCGTCCTCCCTACTCAATTAAAATCTCAACCTATATTAAGAGAAGATGAACGAAGAAAAGATTCTACGAGAAGAAGAGAAGCTCTACGAAAAACTCCTTGACAAAATAAAAGACCGTAGCTCAAATGAATATAAAAGAATATATAGAAAATTATACTATATACGCCATAGAACTTTAATAAAAGAATATCAAAAGAATTATTATAAAAAAAGAAAGGTAACAAGGACAGAATATCCTCCACCATTAACCGGAAATAATTATGTTGAAAAATTTACGATCAAAAGAGAATCTACTATCCTTATATTTGAATAGACAAAATACTATATATATAGGAGAATTTCTTTAAGTCCCTATATTTATGCTACTTTTAATATATATTTATTAAATACTATATAAAAGTGTCATAAAATTATAATTTTATTCTTGTTTTAAGTCCCTTTTATTAATTAACATATAAAAGTAGAATAAAAGTAATTAAATATAGTATTTAAAGAAGATTTCCAATATAAAAAATATACTATATACATATATAATGAAGAGTTTTTATTCAAGTTTAGAAAAAAATGAACGATGGGATTTAGAAATGGAGATCCTGAGCTATTATCAAAACTTAATTAAAGAAAAACAAGTAATCTCAAAGACTTCTTGTTATTATCCAAGATTGACACACACGAACAAGCGGGGGAGAATTGCCTTTATCGAACTATATCGGAGTGTATGCGGTGACGACAAAAAAAAATTAAGTATTGAAGATTTTGAACTATTTATCTGTAAAAATAAAAATTGGAATGTCCTATCACAGCCAACAGACAAAGGCGGAGAAATGTCAACAGAATATATTTTAGAATGTGACATAGGATCATTTGAAGATTATTTAATTAAATTTGAATACTTAATGACGCCTACTATTCCGTCAATAACTATCAATAATGAAAAATCAGATAACTTATCAGCAATTAAAAATTTAGCTAATAACTTAGAAATTACAAAAAAAGATTATATGGAACTGATTAAATATTTTCTTGGAGAATTGGAACCACTTTTGTAGCGGGACAATAATCCCTAAATATTCTTAATCCTTTAAATTTCGTAGAGTTCCAATCAGGATTTTTTAACATATTGGCGACTGAGTGCCGGGAGATCCCGAACTCTTCCCTAATATCTTTCATAGTCATAAAGTATTTTTCCCCTTCCTTTTCATCTCCGTTGTATTTTTCTACCCGGTAATGAAAAAAAGATTTATTTTGAGTTCTTCCTAAACGTGTCATTATTATATATATAATGTAGAGATTTTTATTTAAGTGAATTAACGAATAATTAAATAAATTCACATTTAGGGATCTTTTTAAAGTGGTAGTTATTCCAACACTTTCGTGTATCGTTTATACCAAATTGGGGAAAAAACTACCAGCCTTTTTTAAATTAATTAAATTAATATTTCGTTTAACTCACTTAAATAATTATCTACATTATAATTATATAATGGATAGTTTAGGAAAAATAAAAAAACTAAAATCTAATCTAAATTTAATGTCTAATATTAAGACTCAGAAATTTCAGGGATCAAATTTTTATCATACTATTTGTAGTAAAGCAAGATGGGAACAGCAAGGCAACGAGTATGAGTCACCACAACAAAAAAGCTTTGATAATGTAAAAACGGGAGATATTAAATTATGTATTAAGAATGAGAAGGGCTCTTCTTATGGTTCTTTACCATTTGAAGATCTTGAAAACATTTATAAACAAAATCATTATTTATATGAAATCTTAACAGATACAAGAAAATTTTATTTAGATATTGAGTTTCCTTATCAGGGCGAAGATGAAGCCGTAAAGAAACTATCTTTAATATTTAAGTTAATTAAAAAATGTTTTTCTGATTGTGGAATAGAAACAAGTTATAAACGATCAAGGGATTTTTTCAGTAAGAATATAGGAGTAGGAGAACAGGGAGGATTCAAGGATATTTCAAAGTTTTCAGCTCACTTAGTTCTCAACAATAATTTTTATTTTAAGAGTGTCTATGATATTCACAAATTCACAAGATATATGAAACAGACTATAAATGAAACTGATGAATTTCAGGATCTTATCTTCGAGACTGACCGGGCGAGGGATTACGCCATAGATTTCGGCGTCTACACTAAAAACCGCCTTTTTAAATTGCCTTATCAATCTAAACCAAATTCAAACAGAATTCAGAGACCAGCCCCTAAGACTGTCGACTCTTTGGAATGTTGTTTGATCTCTTACAAGGCAGAAGGAACCGTGGTTGACGTTTCAAACATTACTCTTAAAACTGAGGAGAAGTCTTACTCAGTAAAGAACAAAGCCGGGAGGGTTATAGGTCACAATATCTCCAATAATGTCGCTCAGTTTCTCGAAGAATACAAAGAGGCTTTGCCTTTGGATTGTCCCATTCCGGAAGGTAGCCCGGATAGTGGATCTCTTGAATATGTTATTAAGTCAATGTATAACGGAAATAATGTTGAGTGGTCGGTTTTCTGTGCTGTTGGTATGGCTATTAAAAGAGCGTCAGGAGGCAACGGGTTTGATCTTTGGTTAGATTGGGCTAATAAATCAGGAAAGCCTCAATCTCTTTCAGATATGCGGGGACTTTGGGGAAGATTCTCAGTTGATAAGGGCTACGGATTTTCAACTCTTCTCAATATGGCTAAGCTTTGTAATCCTCTACTTATTTCTCAGGAACCTTACAAATATTTATTTGACTTTCCTCATTTTGAAAATAAAAACGTTGTCAATAAGAGATATTTAGATGTAGAAGATTTTAATTTAAAGTCTGATATTTCTTTTATTAATTCCCCTATGGGAACGGGTAAGAGTTTTAATATTCATAAGATCCAAAAACATTTCAAAAAAATTATTTATCTATCATCTAAAAGGGCATTTGCTACCGCTATGGGTGAGGAATTCAAAGAGGACGGATTTAAAAACTATATTAATTTGAGTATATCAGAACGTTATCATTGTGACAAGTTAATTATTTCCCTTGAAAGTTTCCATCAGATAAACCCCGATGACATCGATTTATTGATCGTTGACGAATCAGAAAGTATTTTCAACGTTATAGGTTCCCATACTTTACAAACAAAGGGAGAGGGATTGAATAATCTCCTTGTATTTGAAAAAGCTATCAAAAACGCTAAAAAGGTTCTTGTTATGGACGCTTTTTTGTCTAAGAGATCTTTTAACGCTATTCAGACTATTCGACCTAATTCAAAATCAGCGTTAACAATTAACGAATGGAAACCCGAGAAGAGAACCGCTACACAATGTAAAAATAAGGCGGCTATGTGGACTTACTTAAAATCTTGTCTTACTATGGGTAGGCGGTGCGTGGTTGTTTCAGGATCTAAAAAATTCGCTATTGAAATGGTTTCAAATGCGATTACAGAGGGATTATTAGAAGGTAGCTTGGATAATGACGGCGTCGTAGATTCAACCGAAATTAAGCTTTATCATTCCGGGAACCCTCTTGACTTATCAACTAAGGTTAATGAGGAGTGGTCTAAATGTAAATTATTGATATATTCTCCTACTATTACTTGCGGCGTGTCCTATGATAATCCTAAGGCTAAATTTGATGATCTTTTCGTGTATATGCCTAATAAGTTCTCAGCTTGTTTTCGTGACGCTACTCAGGCTCTTAAACGTGTCAGAGAATTTACACAAAAAAATATTTATATTTGTTTAAGCACACACGGACAATATAATAGGGATATGTCTCCCGTTTACTTTGATAAAGTCAAAGAGTTAATTTATACCTATAAGCCTCAGATCTTTACAGATGAAAAACATTATATTAGTTTACAAAATACAGAACTAAAAGAATATAGTCCGTTGAAAAATTGGGTCAGTGAAACTCGGATTTATAACATTTTAGAAAGTAACATCTCCGGTATTTATTTAGAAAAAGTAGCCACGAAATATTTAGACATTGAAAATATTGAAATTACTGACAAATTTCAAACCTCCGAGATTCTTCCCGAATACGAGGAACAGTCTTTTAGCTGGGAGGACATCTCCAATTTAAATTATGAAATTGAAGAGATCGAAGAAAAGAAAGCAAAAAACGAAAGATTAACCTCAGAGGAATATTACTTCTTAATTGCTGATGGTTTCAAAAAGTCTTTAAAGAGTGATGTCTCCGAGTTTCACAAGTCTTTATATTGGGAATATTACATTAAAAAATCTCAGACACGTTCCCAATATTACAACACAATTAAATTAAATAAACTAATTCAAAAAAATTCAATTGAAGGGATCTTTGAAAAATCAGACAGTAAAAAAATACTTGAACTTAACAATTTTTATGATGAGCGGTTTCCTCATATTTACAAAATGTTTAAACAAATGGGAATCATTACAGAAGATAACAAATTAGATTTGGAAAAAGATTTTATGAAAGAAGACCTTGAACCACTTCTCAAAGATTATGAAAAATTAAGAATGGATAATGGATTAAAGGCATTTAATCAGCTTCTCAAAACTGAAACAATAAGAGAATGGTCTAAGGGTGAAAAAGTCGAAGGAGAAGAAAAAGAAGAGGTGATGGATTCAGACAAACTTTATATTATGATTAAGCATTTAGCGAAAGATCTTTTGGGATTAGAAGCGGGAAGAATTAAGCAGAAAAAAAAGAGGGTTATTATTGACGGGATTAAAAAACAAAAGTTCTTTGGAGTTTTCAGGTTTTCTCCATACAGACACATTATTAAAGTATTTCACCCCGAAACAAAAAAAGAAGAGATAATAGTCGACGAACCTCTCCACGTTCTTAATGTAGCTCAGGAAGACATCTTGAAACCTGATGAATGGTTCTCAGATAGCGGAATAACCAGCGACGCAGACGAAGAGTTTTAATATACTGTGAAAGGATCAACATTGAATTTTTTATTTTGTCTAAATTTACTATCTTTTATTTTTGATTTATTAATCCCCTCAAATATGTTTTTGGGATTAATAGGCTTCTTTTCATTTTCTTTTTTATCCATAATTTTTTTATTAAGGGATTCAATTCCCTTGCCTTTCGTAATATGTAAGAGTTCTAATTCGTTACTTGTATTTATTAAATCTTTATTCATAATTATAAAATATATTGATATTATTTTTTATATGTAATTATATTATAAAATGTCGTTATTAAGCACAAGTAGCACAACTAACCAAGAAGCCTACCTCTATGAAAATCATTATCCCCAACCTATAATTATAGAGCCAAATTCTCAGATCTGCCTCCAAAAATTTATCCATTTTAGAGGGTCTTTTTATGAGGTAACCACTCAGAACAATACTATTGGATTCCGCTTTGGAACCGGTGGAACAAATCAGGACGTCCCACATTTTAACACTATCCCCTCAGGTTCCTACGATGGGGAAGGATTAGCGGAAGCCGTCGAAATAGCTCTTAACGCTGTAAACCAACAGCAGAATTATAATTGGACTGTTGACTTTCTCGCCCCCGCCGCCTCTGCTGATCCCGATAGATTTCAAATCACTTATGTTTCAGTCCCAACCCCCGACGAAAACTCAGGAAGTTATAACACCTTTGATTCAGGCGAGGTCGCAATTTCAAACCAGGGGATAGATAATGAAGAAGCTAAAATCTCATATAACGGACTTAATGCGGCGGCGGCTTCTTCCGTAATTTCCAAACGCTCCACACTTGTTTATTTAGGTTCTCAAACGTGGAATATGATTCAGCCTAATACTAATAATGAAAGATTCCAGCCTTTACAAATGGGCTTAGTCAGAGATAGATTAAGTAATCCGGCAAACCCCAACCCCAACCTTGCTTTTACTAATCAACGTTACGATATTTCAATGGAATTCGATGGGGTAACTATGGGGGTTACATACGGAAGGCAGAGACAGGGTTCCGTCATAGGGGCTCCTAATTGGTTTCAGTCTGACGTCCGTAGAAATTTAAGTGGATTATTTGACCCCATATTTAACGCAAATGGAGGAGTATTTGATCCCCACGTAAAATTAGAGTGTAAATTATCTATTTACGCTTCTTCTCAATCTTCTCGAAGAGTTATAATTCAGCTCTTAAAAAAAGGACAAGGGGAGACCACCTACACCGCCTTAGCTGATGGATTAGGAGGAAATTCACCTGAAACTAATACGCCTTTCGTTAAAACTTTAATCGTAGGGACTGACTCATTCCCGGGAACTGTTTTTGACTCAAACGACCCAAGTCTTAACGATACCGGGACTAAGATAGCTCAGCACTACCCTAAAATGTCAGAGGCTCCTTTCTTCCCAACAGTAACCTTTCAGAAAGCCGCTTCTCAGGTTCAATCCGGTTATACCCTCGACGGAGACACTTGGGAAAATCCAGCCGGAACAAATGTAGTGACCTTTACTGAATTAATCGGAAATACAAATGGGTATAGTTGGAGAACTAACGCAAGTAACGCCGGGACAACCTGGGACGGGTTGTATTGGTTTCAAGTCGACCCGTTGACATACCATATTAAGGGCGGGAACGTTCCTTTGACATCTCCCCCTCTTTATATAGGAACCTTAGACCCAACAGGGAACACCAACGGCACATTAACTTTAACAGATGGAATCACCGGGACAGTAGTAGGAAACCCCTATAACTATCAGGGAGCCACTCCGGTAGCTTTGGAAACTTCTCCCTTAGCTATTTTCACTCAGGGTATTTTCAATACTACTGAACCAATTGAAAGCGTTGGAGGAAGTGGATCTTTGGAAGTAGAAGGAACCGTAGGAGGCGGAGCGTTACAAGACCTAAGCTCAAATGCCCGTCTTTTCTTGCGTGGTTCCGGTGGAGGAGCAGAAGCAGACGTGGCGAACCTTTTAGGTTTCAGTAATAATGAGGAAGATTTCGGCGGCGGTGCTGCTACTGGTGCTTCTGTCACATCAGACCAGGAACCCGACCAAACCGCAAATAATAATACCCTCCATATTTCTATTCCTGAAATGCCTTTGGTTAAGTCTTATGAAGGCGAAAACTCCGCCGAGGCGAAGAGTATAGCTATTATACCAAGGGAAGAATTCGGCACCGGTGAGGATAATCAATCCTTAGTATATGTCGCACCATTCGAGAATTGGATTGACATCAACAACGGGCAGCAGTTAAATATTAATCTTATTACTACATTAGTAAGAAACGCCGATGGAAGTCTCGCTGATAATCTCGTCAATGAAACTCAGGCAGTTTTCAAAATCCGTCAGGATCCTATGAAGATTGAAGAAGACAGAAAAGCCGAAAGATTTAGAGAAATGGCTGAAATGATGGCTAATACAATTAACACAGGATTAACCTCCCTTATTTCACCCAACCAATTAATAGGAAGTTAATTTAGAATAAAAGTTTTAAAATAAAATCTTCTTTTATAATATAAATTAATTATGGATATTATCAAAGAAGCGATTGACTCAAAGCGGAACATCAAACCGAACTCACTCAGAGCCTATATGATTTCACTCCGAAAATTACACGATTTTATAGAAGGAAATCGAGAATTAGAAGATCTTAATTTTTTAAAAAATGAGGATAAAGTCGCCGAGAAGTTACAAGAATTAAAACTATCCACACAAAAAAATTATTTATCAGCTATTATCGTGGGACTTGATTCAATGAACGATGAGAACGACTACGACGAAGAACTCGTCTTTTATCGTGGTTACTTAGATGAATTAAACAAACAAAGCAAAGAAGAAGCACAGAAACAGGAAAAGAGCGAAACTCAAAAAGAGAATTGGGTTTCAATGAAAGAATTAAGAAAGGTTATGAATAAATACAAAGCCGATATAATGGAACGTGAACTTTTAACAAAATCAGAATTAACAAGAAAACAATTTGATTTAATTCAAAAATGGGTAGTAGCTAATTTATTTTTAGACGATGAAAACCCACCGACCCGCCTTGACTATGCCCCTATGAATATCATTAAAGAAGACGATTTCAAAAAGTTAGACGACGAAGAAAAGGCAGAAAACAATTATTTAGTATTACGTAGCAGAAATAAAAAGTATTTCCATTTTGGAGAATATAAGACCTCTAAGAAATACGGAGAAAATCAAATCCCCGTAGGAAAGAAACTTAATTCAGTATTAAATATTTGGTTAAGAGTTAATCCAACAGATCATTTGCTTTTAAACAGTAAAGGTGAGCCACAATCCGCCAATGGTTTAGGGAAATATATTTCAAAAGTATTTGAACCAACCGGGAAAAAAATCGGTGTTAATATGTTAAGACATATTTTTATTACTGAGAAATTCGCCCCTGAATTAAATGAGAAACAGGAAGTAGCTAAAAAAATGGGTCACTCAGTCGCAACTCAGGAATTATACGCCAAAAAATAATTTAAATCAAAAAAAAAAGTTGAATTAAATTCAATACTTAAAATTAAAATATCTACATTATATAAATATAATGCCTATCAACTACGAACTTGAAAAACAAAAATTTTTTGAAACCTATCCCTTTAAAGTAGGGGATCAAATAATAGTCCCGTCCCGATCAAATATAGTCGCTAAAATTACTGAAATATGTCCTAAATATATGAGATGTTATAACATTGAAACAAACGGGAAATTTTTAGAATATTACACCTCCAATAATAAATTATTTGGTGAAGAATGGAAACCCTATATCTACTTTCCTGTAACTCTTGACGAAATTAACTCAAACCCGATCTATGCCCCTCTCGATTATGAGGAGGATTTTAAGAACAGGATCATTGAAGATGAGAACAGAATCATTGAAGATAAAAAACTAATTTCAAAAATTAAAACTTTAAGGGGAAATCCTGCTATTTATTATGATAAAAAACTTTTGAACGGTAACGGTAAAAGTCGTATTTATATACCTGAAAGTCTTCAAATGGTTTGTGAGGTATTCACTAACGAACTACCAAACGGAGAAATTGCGAAAGATTACCAAGAATTTAAGAAATCTTGGAATAAAGAAAATTTCAAGCGTGTTCGAAAATGTAACAAAGACGGTGACCCCCCAGGATCCTCAAATTATTAGTTCCAATCAGGGATAGCCGCCATAGTTACGGAATAAGGTTTGTCAGGAATTTCACAACAACACTTTATCCAAATATAATTCCAAGTTGTTACCCCTAAAATAAATAACGGCAAAAAAATAAATCCATACATATATTATAGAATGGCTAAAAAAACCGGTGAAGTTGTTTTAGACGGCGAAAAGATAAAATTTAAAGAAGGCGGATTAAGATCTCAGCTTAAAGTCCCAAAATCTCATAAGTTTACTAAATCTGAATTAAACAAATTAAAAAAAATTAAAACAGGTGAAAAATTTGAATTTCTTGGAAAAGAATTCAAGAAAACGCCTTTAATGGCTAAGCGGATTAACTTCGCTCTTACGCTTATGAAGTAATAACTCCAAAAGCCTTTCCTCAAATCTTTTTGAATTTCTTTCCCTCATTTCAAAATATTCTTTCGGCAAAATAAACGGATTATTAGACATTATTAATATATATGAATATAATTATAATGACAGAGCAAACGACAGAACAACATTATTTAGAAATGGCGGCACAATTTAAAGAAATGATGGAGGAAAAAAACGATCTAATAAAAGAATTAAAAAAATCTATTATGGTTACATATTCTTTAATTAGAACCGCTGACGAAAATCACGACGTAGAAATGTTAGTCCAAGCTCGACAGGTTGCTTCCGCTTTTATAGATCAATTTTTTTTTCCCGAAGATGATTAGGCGGAATAGTCTAATATTTTCAAACCGTCCATAAGTTTCATAGTTTTATAGTCTCTTTTAGTTTTTCTTTCTTCTCTTATTTTTTTGAAGGCTGTTTCTCCTGCCTTTTTTGTTTTGAAGGTTTTTACT